AAACTCCCGGTGGTTACAGCATTAACGCTGACAACTGGAAGATGGTTAACTTTAACGACAACATCTACTTTTTTCAACGTGGCTTTGCTCCTTTAGTTTATAACACTGTTGCAACAGGAACTTCAGGGGGCACTGGTAGTGCTGTGAAAGTTTTAAGTACTGTCAACAGTGCCTCTGGTTTAGGTGACTCTACTAAGTTTGGAAATGAGATTCTAGCAGCTTACGGTAGATTGTGGGTTGCAGACTTCACTGGCGACAAGTCTACTATCTACTGGTCTGACCTTTTATCTGGACATAAGTGGAACGGTGGAAGCTCTGGCTCTATTGATATTTCTAAGGTTTGGCCTGACGGTTATGATGAGATTGTGGCTTTGTCAGCCCACAACAACCATCTAATTATTTTTGGTAAGAACAGTATTGTTGTTTACTCAGGTGCTGACGATCCTTCTTCAATGGCTCTTTCTGATACTATTGCTGGCGTAGGTTGTGTAGATAGGGACACAGTACAAGCCACAGGAGCAGATGTTTTATTCTTGTCACAGACAGGTCTAAAGAGCTTTGGCAGGACAATTCAAGAGAAGTCCATGCCTATTAGCAGCCTATCAGGGACAATCACAAAAGACATTATTGGTCTTCTTTCGACAGAAACAGAGCTATATAGGTCTATATACTACCCCGAAGAAAACTTCTACTTAATTACTTTTACAGGTTATGACGTTACCTATTGTTTTGACATAAGAGGTACATTGGAAAACGGCTCTTACAGAGTAACTCGCTGGGTAGGTGCAGGTTTTAGTGCTTACGAGCGTACTTCTTCAGGGGAGTTATTCGTAGGCACAATAAACGGCATAGGCAAATACGCTGGTTATTTAGACAACAGCAACACTTACCGTTTTCAGTACACTAGTCCTGAGTTAACTTTTGGAGACTCGTCAAAACTTAAATTTCTTAAGAAGCTTAGGCCAATTATTGTTGGAGGTAGCGGTGCTGACATTTATTTAAAATGGTCTTACGATTTTAAAACAAAATCTGGAACTTCTAACGTAACTTTAGCAACACAGGCTAAAGCAGAGTTTAACGTCGGTCAATTCAATATAGGACAGTTTTCTACAGGCGAGTTTATCACAACTGCTTTAGGTTTTAACACTAACGGAAGCGGTGGAAGTGTTTCTATTAACATGGAAGCTGATATTAACGATGACCAACTATCTTTACAAGAAATAAACGTGCTTGCACTAATGGGTAAAACAATATGAGTAATTACAGTAAAACTACCGACTTTGCTGCGAAGGACAATTTACCTTCTGGCGACAGTGGTAAAATAATTAGAGGAACTGAGTTTGAAACTGAGTTTGATGCTATTTCAGTAGCCATTGCTACTAAAGCAAACACGGCTAATCCTACGTTTACAGGCACAGTGGTTATACCTGCTTTGACGTTTAACGGGACACTGTCCACGGGAACTATAAGCGGAGGAACTTACTAATGCCAATTCCACAATGGTTAACAGATTTAGGAACAGGAATTGTAGATAACGCTGGTCCTTTAGCCTTAGGCACTCTTGGTTTAGGGTTAGCTAAAGAAGGTTACGATCAACTAGGTAGGACCGGAGAACGTGCTTATGAAAGCTACGCTGCTCCCGGTGGTTTAGCCGACAGACTCTCAGGTATGATGGAGTTTCAGCCGTATACTGTAACGTCAGCTACTGGCAGTAACTTTGGAATGACACAGGGACCCGGAACAGGTGGTGCAGGAAGTGGCAACCCACAACAAGCTATAGATAACCGCTATAGACAAGCCGGTGGTCAACTATTCTCTGATGATCCAGAGGTGCAAGCAGCGTTTCAAGCAGGGGCTAACAGTCAAGCATCAGCTAATGAGCTTGCTGCTTTTAATCTTGGTGTCCCTGACTTAAACAATGACGGCAGATTGTCCAATGAAGAGTTTACGTCTTGGGACGGTTACGCTGCCTATTCAGCACAAAACGGAGAAGGCATCTTATTAAACGACGGGACTAATCCTGCTGGTTTTTCTGGTAGCCGCTTTACAGGCCAGTACAATTCAGACGGCACTCCTGTTTACACTCAAACCGGCGCAGGAGTTCCACAAGGACAAGAAAACGTAGGTGGCGTAGGTGGAGCAGGGGGTTACCCGTCCTTTGTCCCCGCTGGTCAACAAGGAGCAATGGACTATAAGTTAACGCTTTCTCCTGAAGAAAAACTTATGCAGGACGCTAACCTTCAACGGTCTGAAGCTATGTTTGCTTTGTCAGCGGCTGACCCCGCTACTCGTGAACAAGCTGTGTTTAACCGTATGATGACGGCTATGGCTCCACAACAAGAACGTGAAAGACTAACCTTAGAAAACCGTTTGCAGGGACAAGGACGCTTAGGTGTACGCACAGATATGTTTGGTGGTACTTCTGAGCAACTATCAATGGCTAAAGCACAAGAAGAAGCTAAGAATTCAGCTATGTTGAACGCTATGACCTTTGCGGGTCAAGAGCAGACTCGTCAAGCTAACTTAGGTTCAGGTCTGATGGCTGCTGGTTATGTACCACAGGCACAGTTGCTTAACGCTGCGACACTTGGTATGACAGGTGCTGAACAACGTAGGTCGCAGTTGGCACAGCAAGGAAGTGCTTACGGAGAAACATATTCTACAGGTCTTGAGGCTTTACTGGCGTCTGCTCAGGGACAAGCTGGGATGTATAGAGACGTTGGGGCTGGGATAACACAAGCAGCGTTAGGCGGCTTATTTAAGACAACATAGGAGAAAACAATGGCACAACTTAGTCCACAATTTATGAGTAACTTGATGAACATGCCTACTAACCAAAGCATGTTTAACTTAGGTGCTGCTGTCGGTGGTGTACCGGGGCAGTACCAAGCTAAGAAGAAAGCAGAAGCAGACAAAGTAACCGCAGCTAACACAACACAAGGTATTATGGCGGGTATTAAAAGCCAAGACCCAGCTAAACTTGAAGAAGTGGCTGAACAACTGCGTCTTGCTGGTCAACCAGTTAGAGCTATGAAAGTGTTTCAACAAGCTCAAACATTAAAAGAAAAACTTAAACTTGAAAAAGAAAAACAAACTTTAGAACGTGGCGAAAGGTCTTTAGTAGATTTTGCAACAGCGTCTGGCATGGATTTAAATGATCCAAAAGCTAAAGAGTTCTTTTTTCGTAGAGCTAATATTTACGGAGTTGATCCAACAAGAGCGTCAGCTTTGTTTGACCAGTTTGTAACAGCTAAAAAGGACCTTATGCAAATACCCGCTGGCGCAACAGTATATGACCCTAACACCAAGGAAATACTATTTACAGGTGCTTTTAAACCTTCAGAACCTAAGGCACCCAGTTATAAAGTTACTTCTGCAACTAAACAAGACCCTAATATTCGTGTTTTTAGAAACGGAACACAAACTGAGGTTATTCCGATAAACGCTGGAGATACGGAAGCTGACGGAGCTAAAAGGTTAGCCGGTATTGCAAAATTAGTTAACATTGAACAAACTCTTGGTAATTTAATGGGAGATAAATATTCAGCAGATGGCGTTTTCGGTGCGTCTGGTATTTACGGTGCATTAACGTCTTTTATACCCGGAACTGATGCAACAGACAGAGAAAGCCTTATTAATTCTTTAAAAGCTAACTTAGGTTTAGAGTCTATTGCTGAGTTAAAAACGCTATCATCTACGGGATCAACAGGTTTAGGACAAGTTTCTAACATAGAATTACAAGCGTTACAATCAGCCGTAGAATCTATTAGTGTCAAGCTGTCAGCAGAGCGACAAAGAGAAGCACTAAAAAAAATAGCGTTTCACATGGATAGATCAAAAAAAGCTATGGCTGGTCTCCTGCCTAAAGACACTATAGAGTGGAACAGTCCTACATACGTTGCTGCTGGTTTTCGTAAAAGTAAAAAATCAGGCGAAATTTACTACTCTCCAACAGGACCTGACGGACAAATATATAGAATGAACACAGCGGGAATGTTTGTACCAATTTAATTAGAAGGTATTATTATGGCACTTGATTACAAAGCTGATTACTTAGAGTCAGTAGGCGCTGCTGAACCAGAAAACAAAGAGCCTGTCGTAGAAGAAAAAGAAAAAACTGACTATGCGGCTGATTTCTTAGAAGCACAAGAAGAAGCTTCTGTTACTTTAGCTAATAATACTCCTAAAGAAGTTCCTACTGCTTTTGACAGAATCTTTATGCAGCCTTTAGAACGGGCAGGAGAAAGACAAGAGGCTATAGGAGGAAGGATAGCTGAACAGTATCAGCCTATAGATTACAACTCTACAGATTACTCAAAAGGTACGGACATACCTTCAGTTTTACTACAGACTGTTGGAAACCCTGTAGCTTTAGGTTTTGATGTAGCTGCTAACGCTATTACTGTAGGCGCAGAAAAAGCCTTTGGTTTGTTACCTGAAAGCACACAAGCAGGAGCTTACGAGTTTCTTCAGGGTTCTTTACAAACAGAAGTAGGTCAAATGGCTATGGCTGCTTTATCTTCTGGCGCAGAAGCTTGGGACGAGTTTTCAGAAATGTATCCTAATGAAGCTGCAAGCTACGCTGCTTTTTTTGAAATATCAGCAGGTTTACCTAGAACACTGTCTGGGTCTTTTGTTCCTTCTCCTCTTCCTAACTACTCTCCTGATTTAAGACCGGGAAAGATTTCAGAAATAGGAGGAAGAAAAACAGCAGAACCTTTAGCTGGTATAGATAAAGATGTGTACAACATTGCTTTTTCTAGTAAAAACAAGACACCTCAACAAGCTAAAATAACTACTGATCCACAAGGTTTAACAGGATCACAGCGACAATTAGCCAGTGCAGAACAACTTGCAATTGTAGACGAGTTAAAAAAAGCGGGTGTTCGGGGTAACAAAACTTTACAGCAAAATTTAAACGCGACTACTGCTTATCTTAACTCTTTAGAAAAACCTTTAATGGCTTTAGCTAAAAAAGTAAAAGACCCTATTGATCCTGAGGCGTTAAACCGCAATTTACAACGGGTGTTCAAAAAGATGCGGCAGGATTACCCGTCAGTGTTTAGTGATAAAGCAGCAGGTAAGAAGTTTTCTAAGTATTATCAGCAGATGTTAGCTGAGATACGAAAACAAGGAAACACCGCTGAAGGTTTAATAAACGCTAGACGTGCTTTTGACGACATAATGAAACGAGAAGGTGTTGACGTAGGTAGTGCAAGTTTAAATTCTTCTGTGTTATCTGCTAAAGCTATGAGAATAGCTGTAAATGACACCCTGTTTGAAGTTATTCCTGAAGCAAAAGGAATATTTAAACGGCAATCTAGGATTCTTTCGGTTCAAGATAATATAGCTACAAAAGCAGCACAAGAGTCTCAAACTATGCTAGGGCGTTATGTGCAAGAGTTAGGTTTAGACAAACTTATGGCTAACACTGGTCTTTCTATGGCTATTAATTTACCGTTTGCAGCCTTAGGTGGCTTAGTTGCGTCTCCTTATGTCTTAATGAAAAACCTATTAAAAACCGCTAAACCAGCAAAGGTTAGAGCGCAAGTAGCCTATGTGTTACGGGATGTGTTTAAAGAAATAGATAAAGGTCTAGGACGTATGAAAGACCCTGCTCGTAAGAAACTACTGATGGACAAAAAACCAGTAGTCTACGCTGCTTTAAAAGCCGCTGGGGAACAACTCATTGCTCAAAGTGAAGAGGAAGAGAATGTCCAATAAAAGCTGGTACGACACGGCTCAAGAAGGTTTGGCAGTAGGCGAAGCTGCTGTAGACCGTATGTGGGAATCTCAACGCCAAAGAGAAGCTGGAGAGATTTCTATGTTTGAGTCGGTTCTCAGGCAAGGCGGGGACGCTGCTTCAGTGCCTAGTTGGATGCTTAACGAAGTTTTGTCTACTGTTCCGGGTTACGAGTACGCGCAAGAAAAACTAGGACAGGGCGCTAAGTACCTTATAGACAACAGCTACATGGGACAAGCTGCCTCTTCTGTTATGGAGAAAAACCCTAGACTTGCTAGAAATATGGAAGCTGTAGGTCAAGTAGCAGAGTTTGTACCGGGAGTCGGTGGGCGTGTAAAGACTAACAAAGCTAACGTAGATTTAGATAGATTAACGGGGGTTGACTCAGGTAAAGGAATGTCCTTAGCTTCTCTTAATAATTACATTAACGATTTTTATGGTAGAAAGGAAGTTACTGGAACAACTTCAATGGATAAAATGGCGGGTGCTTCTCCTCCCATAACTCTTTTTGAAAGTATAATCGAAAAACAACTTTACGATGCAGATTCACCAACCAATAAAGCAATAGACACTGCTACAGAACTTAAAGTTCCTCTTGTAGAGAAAGTAGCTAAAAAAGCAGCCATACCTACCTTAAAAACAGATGATTTTACAAGCACCTCGAAAACAAAAGCAGCTATTAGAAAAATAACTTCTATGGCGAAGTTCGGGGGCACTGGTTTAAAAGACACAATAAAAGATTTATTTGACCCTAGTTCTCGTGCTTTGTTTAGAGAACAAGGACTGTCCAATACAGGGAAAGAAATTATAGCTTCACACCTTGCTGCTAAAAAACTAAAGGAATCTCCAGAAGGTCTTAAAATTTTAGAAGACATAACTGCGCTTAAAGAGAAGTACAGAAATCTACCTAAAAAAGGAGGAAAACTGACCGAAGAACATATAAAAATAAACGCCGAAATACAAAAAGCAGCTAGTAAATTGTCTTCTAGGGAGATACCTAAAGCTGTTGGCGAAGCAATCTACCAGCTACACATAGGACAACAATCTGGAAGACAAGGTGGTTTAAACTCTGGTTTAGAAGGAATAGCCAGAGAATCTTTTGTGGAATCTTATAACAAATACGACTCAGGCTCCTTGTCTTCTTGGTTTGTTCAGCACAACAAAGCAGAAAGTGTAGACTTTGATGTCAGTGTGTCTAAAAAAGACGCAGACATATTAGAAGAAACCGTTATTAACGCTAACAGAAAGTCTTTTGGAGAGTCTGGTATTCCTGCGCTAGTGGTAATGAAAGAAGCAGCTAAAGGAACAACATCTGGGAACCACCAGTTTGACCTTTTTAATATGGACAAAGATGGACCTGCTAGAAAAATAAACAAAGCTTTTAACTCTTTAGGAAACAAGCCCACTACACTGCCCCAGCTTGCTAAAGCGTTAGAAGACACGGGTTTAAAAATAACTAATGTATCAGATGATGGTAAGGTTTTTTTTAACGGGAGTACTACTGGTTCCGCTATTGTGGAAGGAGGCATCAATGTTTCTGGTTTTGTTAAGCCAGACGGCACTGCTACTTTTATTATGGCTGATGTACATGATTTCTTTGAGAAAGTACCGGGAGTAAAGGAATTAACGCCTAACACTCTTTTAGCTGTTTCGCCTCCTGTGTCTAAAAACTTTTTAATAGCTAAAAAAATAACTAACAAGAATAGAGTAGAAAACAAACCTCCCCGTGATGTCCAAGCTGACCTAGAAACCATAGCCAACGCAAAACCTTCTCCAGCGGTTCTTGATGCGGCGCGTAGACAACAAAGCGGAATGTTAAGCACTGCTGCTCAACCTTTAGCTACCGCATTAGGAAACACTAACTCAGAGCAACGTATGTTAACACAAGCTCCAAACTCCGACGAATACTTAGCTGCTTTTAGAAATAGGGGCCGTTAAGACCCCCTAAGTTGACTCCTAAATCTCACAACTGTTGCCAGTACAAGCCAACTGCTGTGAACCCTCTGTCATGTCCGAAGCTTCTGACACGTTCCACTCAATAGACTTAGGAAAGTTTGCTACTAGATTGCTGTAAGTCGCCTTGTCCACAGGTTCGTAAGGAGCTTGTTGGTAGGAGTGTTCAGCGTAAGGCAAGAAGCTAATGCCGCTAACCTTGTCGAACTTGTTGTACAACCACTGTCCTACCTCTAGGAACTCGTCGTCTCTGTAATAGCAAGTCATAGACGGCTTGTGTTCACACCAGTAGTCCTGATATATCTCCCACAGATTCAACTGCTCCATAGCACCCATGTCAGTAGCCACTATAGCGTCCTTAGGTGACTTCACCGGGAAGGAGAAGACCTTAGTAGTGGCAGACATCACGTCGTCCTCTACAGGGACTCCAGCAGCTTCTAAGACACCACACAGAGGGTCCCTAGCGTCTGCCCTGACTCTTCTAACGTACTGTTCAGAGTAACGTGGGTGGATTCCTGACGCACTGTCCACTAGCTGACTGACTGTACCGGAAGGCTTAACAGCGGTAATGGCAGTACTGACGTTTATCCCTAGACGCTTTGCCCACTTCTTGTTAGTCTCTATGGCTTCTTCTTTTAACTCCGTAAGCCACTGCTTTAGTTCTGCTTGCTTCTTCCTACCGGACATAACAGGGTGGTCCATGATACCCGTCAGTGACACACCAAGGAGTGCTTCTTCTTCTGTGTTGTCTTGCCATATCTTACGCAAGTACCTGAAGTTGGTCAGTGTAGCCTGTAGCGTCCCTAAGATAGCAGCGGTCTTGACTTTCTCCTTAAGCGTCTTGAGTGTGTCCTCAGGTCTTACCACTACCTCTGACAAATTACAGAACTGGTACGGTCTAAGGATGATCTCTGAGCAAGGGTTAGTCCCAAAGTCAACTGTAGCGTCTCTACGTCCGTTCTTAGCCGCCTGTCGTTGACTAGCAACACGACTGAAGACACCACGTTCACCTGAGCGTGACTCGTACAGACTCTGCCACTCATTTAGGAAAGCCTCAAAGTCAGGCTTCTCTGTGTAACAAGCGGAGTTGTTTGACAAGCCTCGTTGTGGATTGTCTACCCACCACTGCCCTGACTTGCACCGTCTGATTCTGTCGTCAGTGAGGTTACTGAGACTGATAAGAGCGGATCGTCTAACCCCTCCGACGACGACGACTTGTGCAATCTTACAGCAGATATCGTGACATTCGATGGAACTAAGTTTTCTTCCAATAGACCCTCGAAAGATTTCGACTGTAAACTGAAATAAGTCGATAAGAGGTTCTGGACCTGACGCTCTACCGCCGAAGGTTTTAAGGGGTTCCCCTGAAGCTCTAACTCCAGATACGTCCCACTTCGCCACTTGACCAGCAAAGAGCATTGAGATAAGTTCTCTGTAAGCTTTTGCCCAGCCAATTTTGCTGTCAGCGACGTGTATAACTGTATCGGTTGCATGTAACTCCTCTGCTACTTCTGGTAACTTTTGTATGTACTGTCGTTCTACACTGAAACCTACGCCTGTGCCACACATGAGGACGTACATCATCTCGTCAAAGGCTTTAGGGTGGTCAATGGGCAAGTAGGCGCAGTTAAAACCGGCTACGTTGTCCCTGCTCAGAGCTTCTCCTGCTGTCATCAAGGCTCTCATGCTGGGCATTACTCCCATCCCATGTATCTGCCTGAAAATGTCTTCAGCTTCTTTGCTTGTGAGTTTATCCTGTCCTACCCAGAAGTCTAAGTATCTATTGACAGTTTCTCCCCACGACTCTCTGCGTTGCTCCTCAGGTAAGTACCGGGCGTATCTTGATTTGTGTATGTATTGTTGGTAGGCATCCATTAGACTTCGTATTCTCCGTTAGTTAGTATTGTCATTTTTAGTTGGTCAAATAAGAAGTACAACTCGTGCGCTTCCATGTTAGAAGATATAACCACATAGTCGTCTGATTTAGCGAAACAGAAAGCGTCTGTGTAATCCTCTAAGTTCTCTGTTTTACAAATAGAAGCAAACACCTGAGGAACCGTGACTACTTCTTTCTTGTTGAAACCTCCTTCAATTACTTTCATTTGTAATTTCCTTTATTAACCTTGTCAAGTACCAGTTGCATTTGCTCAGGTCTTGCAAAGGTTTCCCCTTTTGTTCGTATCTCCACAGGTACTTCTCTATGTTTCCTTTTAAGTATCCTTTGAACCCTTCTGAGGACATACTGGCTTTAATAGCTTCGATGCACTCAACAGAACCTGTGTTGTAGTGTTCCGGTCTGGACACTGAGTCCCACTGTTCCGGTGTTACCTCATTCAGTCTCATCTTTGTCCTCCTCTTCAACTTCTAATTCCTCTTCAAAATCATCTAGCCTATTGATTAACTTGTCTTCAAACCTGTCTAAAAGCTCTTCTGACGTTATGTCTAACGCTTCAAGAAAGTCTTCAGGATCGTAGGTCTTCAACAGTCGTTCTTTAATTTCCTCCAGTGTTAGTGACATCCCTAATCAACTCCTTTAATGTGTCTCTGCTGTACCACGCTATGTTTTCTTTTTCGCACCACTGGGCCATTGTCATCTTTGCTCCCTTCCTGATCTTCTTCTCAGGCTTCATAAGAACAAAGACAAGACGCTGGTGGTCCGGTAGGCAGTCCCTGACACTCTTGTACTTCTTAGTGTCTCCTTCTCTGAAGAATCCTTTGCACTCCACTAGAGTACCTGTGGCTTCGTGTACGAAGTCCGGGCAGTACTCTCTTTTTATTATGTAAGGAACTCTAAAGGGTTCGTATTCAAAACCCTTCGTAAGAACCTTAGCAACATCTTCTTCAAACTTACTACGAAACGGTGATTTCAAGTGGCTTCGGCTCATTTTTTACCTCTACTAAATAACGTGGACCAGTGGAGTACAGGAATCCTCTTACGGAGGGCCAGCACTGCTTTTTGTAAACACAGTACGAGCAACCTACGGCTAACTTCCGATTTCCACTTTTGCCGTCCGGTAAGGACTCGTAGCAAACTTCGGGTGGCGTTGGCTGCTCTACCATCTTTTTTATTTCGTTGATCCTTTCGCCTATGTCGTAAGAGATCAAGTCGTAAATAGGAGCCTGTGTGTCCTCTGTATCGTACAGTAGGTAAGTCAGGTGTCCATGTTGTTTGTCCATAGCTAACCAGCCGAACTTAGTAGCGCCTTCAGAGTGGGCATAGCCTTTGATCTGAGCGACGTAACCAAAAGGATCGTCATAGGCTAATGATCCGTCTTTGAACTTCTTAAAACCGAAGGTGGACGCAGACTTCACGTCTGTCACAATCCCGTCGATCTTACAGTCCATAGAACCTTTGATGCCGTTGACTTCACACTTCTTCTGCTCGTCAGTGACCGTGTGTCCTGCTGCTCTAGTGAGAAACAGAAGTAGTTCTTCTATGATGTGTCCGTAGAGGAACTTGACGTAGGTAGGTGGAGTGATGTCTTCACCTTTGTCTACGTCGTTGTAGACGCTCCAGAGGAACTTATCCTTACGTCCTATGTTGGACATACGAAGCTTGCGGCTGTCGTCACGCACTTCTTTGAACTCCTTCCGCATAAGGTCCTTGACGTTCTCACCGAACTTCTCAATGCAAGCGTCAATGTCTACACCTTCTGCTACTTCCTTTGACTCTACAAGTTTGTAGATGTCGCTGACTAAGTTATACGTGTTTTTCATGGTGATTTATCCATCTGAGTTTACGTGTTTCAGGCTCAAAACCTAAGAGAACAACTCCTAGATTTTTCTGTTCTTGGGTTCTAGGCGCTCCTCCAACCGCTTTGGCGGTGTTATGGTACTTTGTATGGAGTGTTTTAACGTCTATTAAAGTTATTCCTCCGTCTTTAAAAGCAACCATGTCTATCGGACCATTGCTACCCGCGTTGGGAAAAACTTCGTAACCGTTGTCCCACAACCACGTTATTGCGTAGTGTTCAGCAAAGTCTCCCTTTCGGCTTGCGCTATCGGAAATAGGTGTTTTCCTAGTTCCGTCTTTGTTTAAAGCCGCGTGGTTTCTAGTTGTCATCAGTGCGTCTCCGCCCATGTGTTTCCAACTTTGTATTCCCCGTCGAGGGGACATCTGAGGTCAAACGCGAGTCCTGCTGCCTTGAGGCACTCAACCGCAAGGTAGCCGAACTTCTCCGCGTGTTTCTCTGACACTTCCGTTTGGACTTCATCATGTATGTTCCCTATAAATTTATAGTTAAGGTTCCACTGCTGTGCATAGTCGTCTAAAAGCACCAGAGCTTTCTTCATTACGATAGCTCCTGCTGCTTGTAGTAACGTATTCAGTGCAGCGTGTTCTGATCTAACGTGAAGTCTCCTTCCGTCAAGTCCTCTAAGATATCCTCTACCACTTGCTCTACCAACTCGCTCTCGCAAATTTTCAAGAGCAGGTGTATTTCTGAGAAATCTTTGCTTAAGGCGTGAACCATCTTTTGCGCTTCCTCCAACGATAGTTCCGATCTTTGCATCTCCGGCTCCGTATAGGAAAGCATAGATGAAAGTTTTAGCTTGAGGTCTCGTTTCAAGACCCGCAGCCATTTGGTTTCTTGTGTGTATGTCTTCTGTAAGCAGGACATCTGTGAACTCCTTGTCGTCCATATAATGAGCTAACATCCGCAACTCCAGACCACTAGCGTCAAACCCGACTAACTTAGTACTACTAGGAACAGTCCAACATGAGCGACATTCATGTCCATAAGGGCTGTGACTAGAAGGAACCTGAGCCATGTTAGGTGACTGGTGTGTCATACGCCCTGTGATAGCGCCGTTGCTAATGACCCTACCGTGGACCCTACCGTCTTCCTTGACATGCTCTAGCCATGAGTACACCTGTGCGTATCTTTTTTGTAGCATCAGGTACTCACTAACGGCTCTAGCCTCAGGGAGATCAACAGTGTTTAGGGCTGCTTCGTCCACAATCGGATTACCTTTCTCCGTAACTTTCCCGAAAACCGCACCAAGGCTCGATAAGCGTTTCGCAATTTGCTGCCTAGATCCCACATTAAACACTTCAACCTTATCTTTAAGCCGTTTGCCTGTCTTATCAGAGTATCTCTCATGGATAATGGGCCTGAACTGTCGTTGTAAAGTTTCTTCAATTTCATTCATCCTCTCCTTAAATGTTGCACATAGTTCACGGGACAACGTCTGGTCCAAAGTCCATCCGTTGCGTTGCTGCTGTTGTACTGAATACTGCACCTGATGTTCCAACTCAATGGACTCAGGTGAGAAGCAGTCGGACATCTCTTGTAACAACCTCTTGTGCACTGCTTCTGTTACTTCTACGTCTCTCTCGCAGTACTTAATCATCTCAGGACTAAGACAGGACCAATCGGTGTGGTCACCTTTTGGAAAGCCTAAATTGTTGCCCCAGTTGCGTAACGAGTGACCACCGGACTTGCTAGGGTCACACAGACGCGAAAGTACCAGAGTATCAATAATCCTCTTAGGCTCAATATGAAGCCCCCACAGACGTTCCAGCACAGGGAGGTCATATCCTATTAGGTTGTGACCAACGACGCTTACAGAGCCTCTGAGAGCCTCTAAGAGCGTTTCCGGGGTAGTGTGTACCAAATTAGCACCATTTTCACGGGTAACGACACACCAGACCTGTGTAGGCTCAAATCCATCTGCTTCTAAGTCAAGGTAGATCAAAAGTCATCACCTATGTGTGGGTTAGCTACTTCAGTCAACCTACCTGTACCACGGTCATAAGCTAAGTAACACGCAGGTCCGGTTTCACCAGTGTAACGGTTCTTCAGGACACGAACAGTTGTTGTGTTCCTGATGTCTTCATTAGCATTCTGCTGATCCCGCTCCATGCCTATAACTATGTCTGACAGTTGTGCGATAGACTGAGAACCCCGGAGTTCACCTAAGCTAATCTGCGCCCCGTCTTCGTGTGCTTTACCTTGTGACCTACGAAGGTGCGACACGAGAAACAGACAGATGCCTGTCTCAGCCACGAGCGTCCTGAGCTTCGTCATTATCTCGTCGATAGCTTTACGCTCGTCACCAGACTCCTGAGAGGACACAACTATAGACAGGTGATCTAGGATAACAAAACGACAGTCCAGAGCCTTAGCCATGTATCGCACACGCGCTAGAAGGTTGTCAGTCGAAGTGGAACCCCAGTGGTCAAACAAATAGTACCTACCTGTGCCTAGTGTGTCCTCCCAGAACGGCCTTAACTCGTCTACTGGGGTGTCTTCCTCTAAGTGCAGAGGACGGTTAGCGGCTACTGACATAATGCCTAGTGCTGTACGAGACACATCTTCTTCAAGTGCAAGGACTCCTATATTGCCTTCGCAGCGTTTGAGAAGATCGAACTCTATTTCACGTATGAATTGGGACTTACCCATGCCAGAGCCGCTAGTGATTGTCACGAGTTCATAAGGTCTATGTCCCCGTGTTAAATGGTTCAGACCTTCCCACGGGTAGTCGATAGACTTAACCTTACGCTTCTCGACTAAGTTGTCCCATGTGTCTGTACCTGCCACAATGCCGTCAGGTCTGTAAACCTTAGCGTTCCACCAGCACTGCGTAAACTCCTTGACTTTGTTAGCTACAAGCATGTCAGAAGCGTCCTTCATAGGAAGTCGGCATATCTTTAGCTTGTCTGGACTAAACAAGTCCTTAACTTGGTCAATGGCCTCTTGTCCTGCCTTGTCGTTGTCGAAGCAGACTACTACTGTCTCGTAGGACTCCAGCCACTCTAGCTGCTCTTTCATTTCTTTAGCAGCGCCAGAGGAACCGGTCCTGAGACTAACCACGTCCCACTTCCTACCTGTCATCTCAAAGACTGACATAGCGTCCAGTTCACCTTCTGTGACAGTGATGTAGCGGTTAGTGGTGCATTTGGTCTGTCCGAAGAAACCCACGCCACTGGTGTCACCACTCGTGAAGAAGTTCTTCGTGTTTACGTCGCGCACCTTAGCGGAACACACTTCGTTCGTGTTTAACTTGTAGTAGGGGTAGTAGTGTTTTGCCACGTCACCAGTAGCTGAGTACTCTACTGTCACCCCGAAGTGTCTGCACGTCTCCTGTGAGAGCCTACGGTCTGTTATTGCTGCCACTCTGCCGCCCATGTTCAGGGGTTTGGCTGTGGCTACTTTGCCTTCTGTTGTTGTTTCCATGCTGTCACCGAATGTGTGGTACGAACAACCAGAGGCGAAACAATGTTCGCCTCCGTCGTCGTAGATGGCCAGAGCGTCCGAAGATTCACACTTCGGACACCCCTCATGCCTTAAAAAATTAGCCATCGTAGACTACCCCTAAAAATCAGGGGAGTCGTTTTCAGTCATCTCAGCCTCCTCCAGCACCTTGACCTTCTCAAGGTACGCAGGGACACCGTGTACAGGATGGGCAGGACCCAGTTTGTACTGAAGGCGTACCTTAGAGTTGAACGGAATCTCACCTATGTACGCATTACCATCTGCGTCAAAGCGTTTGATCTCGTACTTAGACTTAAACTTGCGCTGCTTGTTGCCTTGGTAGTCCTTGATCTTAACACCTTGATCCGCTAACACGTCAGCGTCGTCCTCTGACATCGTGATGGTTAAAGTGTAAGCCCCTGTGGACTGTCCGTTGTAAACGTCGTGCTCTGTTACGTTGCTGAAGTTTACTACGCCTTCTACTACTGCTGCTGCTGCTGCATTACTCATATGGAATAATCTCCGGTTGCTTGTTTTTGTAAGTGTACAAAAGGGTTTCCTCCTGTACATACTATTATTTTACACCTAATGTCCGGGCTTGTCTACCTCCTTCTCAATTAATTTGAGTTCTGTGGGGTTGTCGTAATCTAACACTGTTATACCATGTTGCTCTAAGTGTGCCAGTTGTTCGCTAATCAGGTCCAGTGCGGAACCGACGTAACTTGCCGAACAAGTGTAGATCACAATACGTTCTAGCTTTTTGTCTAACATACGTTCACCACTATTATTGTGGAAGAGAAGCCCACTATACCTAAGAAAATGATCCACGACAACAGACGGTCCTCCTTCTGTCGCTGCTTGCCTTCTAGGTAGTACCTAGCTTCTGCCTGTGCTTTCACTGATACTGCGTCGTTTATCATGTGTATCTCCTGTAGTTTTGTAGTGCTTCGTTTTCTGCTCTGTTCTCGTGACACTCAAAGCAAATGTCTTCATCGTCGTTAATGTCAATCTCCCTGTACAAGATTAACTCGTCGCAGTTGTCGCAGATAAAACCTCTCATGTCTTCCATATGTGTCTCCTGTAGGTGTGATACCCATATACCTAAGTAGTTCTTAGGAGTAACTAAAGTAGTACTACTACGTTTACTCTTTAGTTTACTCCTAAGTATATACTTATGTTTTAGGGTAGCAGATCATCCAGTAAAAGTCTAGTATCATTCATAGAATAATCATCGTCACATAACTCAGCCTTATAGATACTCCTGAGGCAGTCGTTACAGGTGTCTAAAAACTCGCCGTGGTGGTCCTTCTTCGTTAACTCAAAGTCTTCTAGTATATCGTTACATGCTTTACATCTCATCTTCGTAATCTCCTTCGTCGTCGTAATATTCCATATTTGAGGGATCAAGTTCCCAGTTTATCATAGTAAAGATTAGCATTAAACCCAGCATAATGGGCAACCATAGTGGTAGCGTAAGTATAATGGTGGTGTAGTAAACTACCGCTCTTATCAGTTTAGACATTTTTAGTTCCTCTCAGTGCTTCCCATGATGCAGACAAGTCTACCACTTCGGATACACATCTGTCTATCTCTTTCGCAAACAACTGGCACTCTAACTGCGCGTCTTTAGCTACCCTGAGTTCATGTATCCGGGCAAAGGCGTACAGAGAGCCTGTCCAGTACCACTCTGTCATTAGAGACTGTGGGAGGACCATACGAGCCTGTTCTGGGGCTACCCCTTCTACTTCTATAAGGTGTGTATAAAACGCCTCTGATTGCTTCATAAGGGCTTTATAAGTCAGGTTTAGTTCTTTGTTGTCCTTATGTATGATGTCCGTCGATCCTTGCTTTTTGTCTTCGGCTCTCAAACGCCACCCGGTAGGCGCGTAGAACTCCGGTGGTGTGTCCACGTAACGCCTAGAAACCTCGTTCCAGCATAGGCCCACAGTGTGTTTCTGTAGTTGTCTAGCGATGAACATAGGGGCCTTACACCAGAACTGTAACTGACAGTGCCCAAAGGGTGACCAGTGACCCTCTCGTGCTAAGAACGCTATTAGCTTCCTGTCTCCTGCCATAAGTGTCTTGTGCGACTTAGCAAAGGAAACGCGAGCAGCGTTAGCTACCGTTAAGTCTGACCCTAGTCTGTCTATTAATTTAGTCTCGATTATGCTCATGTTCCTATTTCCTCTGTTGTTGTTAAGCACTGGGACTCTGTTAATACACAACAGAACCCTTCTGTGATGTCGGGTTCACTTGTGATGAACCTGTGTTGTACCAGTGTACACTCGTTAAAATTGTCGAAATTAACTCCTACTCTTACCCATCCGTGATCCTGTAAGAATAGGAACAGCAATACTTTTAACATTAGACACCTCGCACGTCGTCGATTAAACCTCTGAGCCAGCGTGTATCTATGCCGCTTTCAGGGTCATGCTCATCAGCGTAGTAGTCTAGGTCTTCCAAGGCCCTTTCTAAGTATGTATTAAGAGGTTCTAAGGCTCGTTCTAAGCCATTTAAGTCTTCCAGTGTATATTCCTTATGGATTAACTCTAAACCTCCTGAGATGGACTCTAGTTTGCTTAGGATGTCTTTTGCTTTTTTATCCTTTAGGTCTGAAACATACATGCCTAATGTCAAGCGTCCTTGTGAAGTATCTTTTTCTGTTGTCATGTGTTACTACTCCTCTTCCGGGTTTGCGTAGGGGTCCTGTGGATAGTATGGACCACTAATTCTGTACTGTACAGCGTAACCTTTGTCGAACTCTACTACCCGTGGCTCTGATATAGGGAACTCGTCACCCCATATGTTTAGTTTGCCAAAGAGTCTCATATGGTCTGCTCGTTCTTTAGCGATACAGGTTACCTTTTCGGCTGTCTGTCTGTCCTTATAGTAATAGATACCCTTTCTTTTGTTCATACTAGTAACCTCCTGTTAATCTTATTGTAAGGTCTGACACGTACGCTTCAAATGTAAGGCCCTGATTCACTAGACCTGCCACCACCATAACTAACTCTTCTACTGTTGTACAGTTTATTATCATGTGTCTATGCTCCTATGCGTAATCGTATGAATTAGCGACGTTTTCGGCTGCGAACCATGCTAGCCAGTTCATAACATACAGATGATCGTCAGACTTTGTGTCCCTTATGGCTTCTACTACATCATCTGCGTTCTTGTCTTCTATGTCGTCTTTGAATACTAGATCAGCAATTAAAGAATAAGCACCATCGTCATTGAACATTGAAGCGTAATCTCTCACAAGGTCCATAATTTCATCTAGGTTTTCGGTTGCGAACTGAGCCGTATCTCCGTAATAAATAAACCCATGAAAGCCCCCGTCTATGCCATTGTTTCGGATGTTTTCCATTGTGCCTCTAAACTCTTCGACATCTGTATAACTTAGACCTAATTGCTTTACTACCGCTTTCTCTAATTGGTTGCTCATATTGTGTGTTCCTGTGTGTGGCTAAAGTTATGGTAAATGTTTAAGTATGTATTGAATTCTACGCGCCTCTTTCCAGAGAGTCTCGCATTTTGCTGAAGTGTAGCGTGTTTTACCTACCATTTCTAGCTTAATAATTTGTGGTGTTATTTTGTTTAACTGTCGGTTAAGTGCTTCTTTGTTCATCTTGTGTGTTCCTGTGTATGTGTGGTGGATTATACTTATGTGGTCTGTGGTGTCAAATCATTTGTACTATAAACTTTACCTTTTGTAAACACGGAAGGTTCACCATCACCTACAAATTCAATTCTAGCACGTGTCTCGAAAGTGACACCGTTCCATTTTGAAGTTTTACCTGTGATGTGTACGTTAACAGCTAAACCGTTACTGTGGTGGTCGTGGGTCATCCACGATTTTGACTCTACCCTATAGTCACAACCGTTCCACCCATTA